TGAGTATATTTCCTATGGCTCCGGCCGGTATTTTTAGTGCAGGTTTAAAGCGTCGTGATGTGCACGCACAGGTCACATTCGTGGGCATTGCCACCGTTGCTAAGCGGCCGCAGTCTTTTGGCCACATTGATTTCCTTCTGGTAGACGAGGCGCATCTTATAAGCGACAAAGATAACTCATCGTACGGCAAGTTTATATCTGGACTTCGCTTGGTTAATCCAAATCTGGTGGTAGTTGGCTTTACCGCCACGCCTTTTAGATCCGGAGTCGGATCACTAACAGATGGCAAGCTATTCGATACAATTGCATTTGATATGAGTGACGGAGAGGCCTTCGTCTGGCTGGTTAATAACGGATACCTAATTCGACCAGTTCCACGCTTTCCTGGATTCGCACTGGACGCAGACAAGGTCAAAGTGGTGGCTGGTGAGTTTGACGCGCAAGATGCAGCTGACGAACTGATAAACCAAAACATTATTGAACGTGCTGTTGACAAGACAATCGCGGTGGCTGAGGCAGAGGGCCGCAGGTCGTGGCTTGTTTTTAACCAGTCCATAGATCACACAGAACTGGTTGCTGATATGCTGACCACCAAGGGATATCCTGCCGAGGCAGTCCACAGCAAAAGAACTGACGGCGACGACGTTCTTGATCGGTTCAAACGTGGCGAACTCAGGGCAGTTTGCAATATGGGAAAGTTAACCACTGGGTACGACTACGCTGGAATTGATCTGATAGCCATGCTTCGGCTTACCAGATCTCCAGGACTTCATGTTCAGATGATTGGGCGAGGCACGCGTCCAATATTTGCTCCAGGGTTTGACATCACCACACTTGACGGTCGCCTGGCAGCAATAGCAGCCAGCCACAAGCAGTCGACAACTGTGCTGGATTTTACAGGCAATACAGAACGCCTTGGTCCTATCAACTATCCTAACCTACCAAGAAAGAAAGGCAAAGGCGGAGGCGATGCCCCCACAAGACTTTGCCCAGAATGCGATACGCACAACCACATAAGTAAGCGTGTGTGTGAGGAGTGCGGGTACGAGTTTCCAGTCAAGGAAAAGATACTGGCCAAGCCAAGCAATGCTAATCTGGTGGAGTCCAGAGGCATGGCAAAAATTGATCTCACTCTTCAGCCACCGCCGATTGAATTTGAGATCATGGACGTTTCGCTTGTTGCGTACTCCCGCAACCCAGGTAAGAACGGAAAGCCCGACACGCTGCGAATTGACTACACATCAAACGACCGCCGCGTCCGCAGCTTTGTGTCCTTCGACGCTGACCACAAGTCCTTCGCGTATAAGTATGCCGTCAGATGGTGGGTTAAGCACGAGCCCAGCAAGCCAGCCCCGTTGAGCGTGGAGGAAGCTCTCGAGGCGTCTAAAACAATGCGCCGACCTAAATTCATCAAAATTGCGATTAGCGATAAGCCACCAGACATCGTAGCGTATGATTTTGTCGGTACTCGGTTTGAGCTGCCACCATCAGCCGGCGGTCCGCCGCTGCAGGAACCGGCAGCGTTTAAGCCAATCATAACAGCTCCGACAACAGACGAGCAGAATCGAAGTAATGCGCACGCATGGGCTGTTCTAGACGACGATGACATCCCTTTTTAGAAGGCCAGGGCAATGAATCAGGATAGCAACGAGTTGCAGAAGGCCATCTTTTCGATGCTCGAGAGAGCTCAAATTCATCGCTCATGCATCAGCTGCGCGTACTTCACGGAGGCTACTGAAGGCTGTGCACGTGCCAGCGGTGCGCGCCCACCAGCTCGAGTTATTGCAACCAGCTGCTCCGACTACTTGGAGGAGCCCCCGTTTTAGGTGGTTACTCAGCTCACTTTAAAGTTGACCACCACAGCGTTATGCTTTATCTAACAGTTTCATTGCCCACGCGGTAGACAAACTCAATCAGGAGCAGGAGCTCACCATGAACGACAACACCGATGAAAACTTGACCGCTATTGATCTGAACCAAGCGATGTCTGTTCCTGTGTCCGCACCGGCGCCGACCGAATCCCCGAAGACTGCGGCTACCGTGACGCCGCCGACTGCTGAAAAGGCCGCCAAGATTTGGGCGGTCGCCAGCGCCATTTCGCAGGAAAACCAGCGCCCTGCTCTTCTCCACGAGGTGATCGAGAAGATCGAGGCCGATGGCTCCGATATCGGGCAGGGCACCATCGGCGCACAGTACACCCGCTGGTGCACTTTTTACGGCGTGACGAAGGAAATGCGGAAGGCACTGCGCAGCAAACTCGATCCCAAGGCCTCCGCTCGTTCCGAAAAGGCGGCCGCCAAGGTTGCCGAGAAGGAAGCCGCCAAGGCTGCCAAGGTGGCCGAAAAGGCTGCTGCCAAGGTGGCCAAGGACGCGGAAAAGGAAGCTGCCGAGGCGAACGCTCTTCGCGCTGCTGAGGAAGCTCGAGCAGCTGTGAGCTGGAACAAGCTGCCCGACGACTTCAACATGGGAACCATCGGCTAACGCCACAACTTTGGCACCGGCAACGATGGTAGATGGGCGTCCAGAGCAACTGGTCGCCCATTTTCTTTTCTTGACCATTTGCTGGTAGACCAGTACAAGTAACGCCACTAGGTCAGTCAAAGGACATCCATATGCGCAGCGCACTTCGATTTACAAAGGGAGCTGTCAAAGAAAACGGATCGTCTCCTGAGATGGCATACTACCACATAAGCCAGGGTAGGATCACAAGCTTCAACGGTGTGATTGCCATCAGCAGCCCGATAGACGTCGACTTTGAAGTCACCCCAAGGGCTGAGATCTTTCATCGAGCTATTCAATCGTGCAGCAGCGACATAAGTCTTACGCTGTCCGACAATCAGCTGCTTCATGTTAAGTCAGGTCGTTTTTCAGCCTACATTCCTTGTCTGGCTTATCCAGCTGCGTACGAGGCTGTTCCTGCTGGCGACATGTACGAACTTCCTGGTGGATTCACCAACATCTGCAGGCAGCTTTTTCCGCTTGTAAACAAAGAGATGACCAGCCCTTGGGCAGGTGTTATCCAAGCTGAAAATGGATGCCTGACAGTCACAAATAATGCCGTGGTGCTCCAGAGCTGGGTCGGCTTCCAGACGCCCCCGTTTGGAATAATTCGGGCAGCTGCGCAGGAGGTTATTCGTATCGGCGAAGATCCGACGCACGTGCAGATATCGGAGTCAAGCATAACGTTTCATTACTCTGACGGCCGCTGGCTTCGTACGCAGCGACCACAGGTTGAGTGGCCCAGCACAACAGTGAACAAAATTCTTGACGGTGCAACTGCTCCTAATCTTCAGGACGTCCCCTTCGAGTTCTTTGATGTTCTTGAGCTGCTGATACCGTTTCTTCCTGCCCAGAACTCAGCTGTCAAATTTGAAACAGGTCGGTTTACGACTGGCGACAATTTCACTGGTGCTACTGGTGATGTTGATCTTCTTGTCGAGGGTCCGTGCTTTAACGGCCACCACCTATTTTTGCTTCGTGACTTTGCAGAGCAGATCGACTTCTCAGCCTATCCAAACCCATGCCTATTTCGCGGCGCTAATTGTCGTGGAGCTATAATCGGACTTGCTAAATGAGCGTCGGCCTCTTCTGGGAAGACGTCCCCAAGCCTCTGTCATCGCGCCGTTCGAAGGAAGTCCGGGAGATGCCTCCGATTCCATCGTCATCGTGGCGACCGCCAGAGTTTCCAAATCTGTCGGCGGCAAAAGTAATCGGTCTCGACACTGAAACAAAGGACTTGGAGCTTAATTCAGCAGGTCCTGGCTGGGGAAGAAATGCCGGCCACGTGGTCGGAGTTTCTCTTTCAGTGGCAGACGGGTCTAGTTGGTACTTTCCAATGCGTCACGAAACGCAGCCAGAAATGAATATGGATCCGGATCAGGTTATTCGGTACTGCCAGCACGTCCTTAGCGACACGCGACCAAAAGTAGGTGCCAATCTTATCTACGACATCGGATGGCTGCGCCACGAGGGTGTGCATGTCAATGGCATGCTTTACGATGTCCAGTTTGCTGAAGCCCTGCTTAACTCGGAAACTCCCAGCGTCAGCTTAGAAAGCCTGGCAAGCCGGTATCTGGGGCTGGGAAAGGCCTCCGAGGCGCTTTACGAGTGGCTGGCCCTGTGGCTCGGAGGAAAGCCGGATGCCCGCCAGCGGGCCAGCCTGTGGCGAGCTCCGCCGTCCCTAGTTGGTCCCTACGCGGAGTCCGACGCTGCCCTGCCGATTAAGATACTGGAGGCGCAGTGGCCGCTGCTAGAAAGGCGCGGCGCAGTCAATCTTTTTCACATCGAGTGCCGCCTTATTCCGCTGCTGGTCGCGATGCGGATGAAGGGCGCACCAGTCGATGTTAATGTGGCTGAACAGACATACGAAGAGCTCGGCGTTGATTTGCATAGCATCGGCCAGCGGCTTCACGACGCTGTAGGCTTTGATGTTAATCCTAACGCTGGGGAGAGTATCCGAACTGCGTTTGACCATCTTGGTATTCCTGTACCGATGGTGCTGGATAAAAAGACCGGCGAAAGTAAGTCGTCTTTTGCAGCTGGGCTTCTTGAAAAAATTGATCATCCGCTTTGTGATTTAATTCTTGAGTACCGTCGTACAGCCAAGGTACGCGACACTTTCATCAAGTCGTACATAATAGATAAAAACGTCAATGGTCGCGTTCACTGCACGTTTCATCCGCTTAAGACCGACTCCAACGGTGCTCGATCAGGGAGATTCGCTAGCTCGGATCCGAACCTTCAGAACATTCCAATCAGAACAGAAATCGGAAAACGAGTTCGACGTGCGTTCGCAGCCACGCATGGACGCCAGTGGGCTAAATGGGATTTTTCGCAAATCGAGTATAGGATGCTTGCCCACCACGCAGTAGGTCCTGGATCAGACGAACTCCGCGCTTCATACAATAATGACCCAAGCACAGACTACCACGACCTGCTGTCTGAAAGAGTTAAGATGCTGACTGGACTAATTATTGCTCGAGCAGGCATTAAAGGAATTAACTTTGGTTTGATCTACGGTATGCAGCAACCACGCCTGATCAGAAATCTTGGACTATCCAAGACTGCTGGGGCCGATCTTTTTGTTAAATATCATGCTGCTGCCCCCTTTGCTAAGGCCACTATGGACGCAGCTGCAGACGAAGTTCGCGATCTTGGGTACGTGGAAACTATTCTTGGTAGACGATCCGACTTTGAATCATGGTCGTCAACATCGTACGATCCTAAAAAGACAGCGCTTAGCTATGAGGCTGCTTGCTCTAAATGGGGATCCCAGGGAATTGAACGCGCCATGCTGCACAAGGCGCTTAATCGAAAGTTGCAGGGAGGAGCTGCTGACGCTATGAAAAAGGCTATGGTCGACGCTTGGGAGGCCGGCCTTTTTGAGGATGACGCTTGTGGAATTCCGCTTCTCACTGTCCACGATGAGCTTGACTTTGAGGTGGATGACAACTGCGAGGGCGCGCATTGGACGGAGTTTAAACGAGTTATGGAAAACGCGATTCCAAGCATTCGTGTTCCGATACGCATCGATCTTTCAATCGGCGCTAGCTGGGGAGATGCAGATTAATGGCCGACGGTCTGGCTGCTGCACCCTGTCCGTTTTGCGGAGAGCCGTTGACGTCTAGCTACGACAGGCTGGGCTATCCGTACAAGCACGAGCACACAAGCCTGGGTGACTGCCTAATGCGCGGTAGAGTAATCGGAGGCGACCAGACGAGGCAGTGGAACTCAGCCCGCCAGCTGCACATGAAAATTGATAACGATCTGCCAACATTTAACTGGCAAGGAATCGGAGAATCGACTAACCTAGAAATGGTAAACGCTACAATAGCATTTCTGGCTTCAGAGAAGAAAGGCAAACACGATGACTCCTGACATGATCGCACAGCTTCTGATGTTCACCGCCAAAGAGCACGGAGCGGAATTGGTCTCACTGTCCTTTGAAACATCGCAGGCCGCGTCCGTCGCCGGGTTGCACACTTACCGCGCCGTCCGGAACCACGATATCAGCCGCGTCATTGCCGAAACCATCGCGCTTGCGCCTGAAGGGCTTTGAGATGAAAAGGTCGGACCTGCCCCCGTTTGCGGACCTTCGCACTGGCGGAAATATGCCGCCGCCGCGCACGTGGGGGCTGCACCGATACGTCGCCCTTGCCGCCGCCTTTGCGCTTGGGGTGATGCTGGCACACGTTGGTCCGAAAGCCTATCAGCAATTTCAACTTGATTCCGTGGATTATCTGAGATGAAATCGAACCTGATCGACATTGACGTTGAGGTTGTTCACCGCACCGAAAAGGCA